TCCAAACGGAACCTGTTGGGATCGTGACGGTAACACCAGCATTAATCGTTACAGGCCCAGCAGTCATCGCGTTCTTCGATGTAGAAATCGTGTAGTTTACACTCACCGCAACGTCGTTCTCGTAGAACACCTGATTGGAACCGCCACCCGTAGCACCGGCAGCAGCGAGTGCCCATTTCAAACCAGTGGAAGTAGCACTGTCAGCGGTGAGAACGAAACCGTTCGTGCCAACACCCAAACGAGCCGGGACGTTATCAGCCGTAGCCGTAATCACGTCACCCTTAGCGTCCACTAACGAATTACTAATAAACGCGCCAGCGTTCACAGCCACCCACACTGAACCGTTATACACAAACATTGCTAAAGAAACACTGTTGTAATACAAAGCACCCGTAAGTAACGCATCACCATCATTGTCCAACGTGGGTGCCGTAGACTTGGAACCTAAATACCGGTCATCGAAAGAATCAAAGGAAGCGGCTGAAGCCGCTGCACTATTAGCAGAAGACACTGCACTAGCAGCAGAAGCGGTAGCTTGAGTAGTTGAAATACCCGCTTGTGTGGTAGAAATCCCTGCCTGTGTAGTTGAAACACCTGCTTGCGTGGTAGAAATACCCGCCTGAGTAGTAGCGGTACTGGCACTGGTGGAAGCATTACTTGCCTGCGTGGTAGCAATACCTGCTTGTGTGGTGGCAGTGGAACCGCCAGTGGTAGCAATACCCGCTTGAGTTGTGGCAATACCAGCCTGCGTGGTGGCAGTACCAGCACTTGTAGACGCACCACTAGCACTCGTCGCAGCGTTACCCGCTTGTGTGGTAGCAATACCCGCCTGGGTAGTAGCAATAGCAACCTGCGCCGTCATGGACGTTTCAGACCAGTTTTTCGTCGCAGCATCCTGAGCTAAAGTCGGATCCGCAAGACCCGTGATCTTAAAACCACCAGCAGCAAGAGCATTACCCAAAGTCTTATTCGACAACGTTTGCGCATCAGTAGTACCAACAACAGCGGAACCAAGACCAATCCCGTGAACATTCTCCGAACTTGAACGATGCTGATCAGCTTCACGAAAATCCCTCGCAGAAGTACCATGCTCCACAGTGGCACCGGCAGCATGAGACACCGCTGAAGTACCGTCAACACCCCGAGTCACCGTAAACGTTGTCGCGGTTGCCGCTGAAGCCTGAACAACTTCCTCATCCAACGTGTCCCGGTCAAGAATCAAAGTAAACGGGAAGTTAGCAGGATAGTCGGTAACCGCCAAAACGATAAGGTTCACATCCCCTGCCGAAACAGGACTTTGAAGAATAGTTTTTTTCGCTGACGAACTGTAATACCTGGTTTGCGCCATTTTCATTTACCTTTCGTAATGCGCTCTGATTGGGTTTTCGGTTTGCTGCTGGCGCCGAACTTCCTGCAAACGAGTCTGGTACAAACCAAGCATGTATTTACCGAGCCTCTCCGCACCACCAACGGGACGCATGTTCGCCGCGAAGTCAGCTTGTGCTGACAAACCTGACAGCAGCGGGGTTTCCAAGTTAGGAACAAGACGGTAAGCGGCCCCTAAACGCACAAGGTCCTCCGCCGAAGCCGGCAAACCAGTAGCAGTGAACTCCGCATCGTCATCAACAAGAGTCGGTGGCCCCGCGGTACGTACACGAATGTTGTAACCAGGAGTAGCACGGTCATAAATACTTATTTGTGGCCCCTCCGCCATGAAAGGGTGCAGCTCGTATCGACGCGAAGGAGTCCATTCACCTGACGGACCAACATTTTCGTAGTCAACTTTCAGCACTGTCCGCGCCCGAACACTTGACAGTAAATAGTTCGTTTGAACAGCCTCAGAAACAACCGTTTCGTTAAAAACCGCGAACACATCCGGGTACACGGCAAGAATCGCATCATTGACCGCTTGCCGAACAGTGTGACGCGGAAACTGTGGGCTTGCAGCCACACGAACACCAGCAGGATGCGCTGTCGCTACCGTCCCACGAAAACCACGACCGTACGGTGGAACCGTCAACAGTCCCGCGGAACGGTCAACAAGATCCACGTGCATGATTTCGTTGCCAATCTCCACAATCCCGCGCGTCACCGCTGTCGGGTCGTGAACAGTAAACGTCAAAGAGGAAACGTCAAGGTTCTCCGTCAAATACGTGGCACGATCTTGTTGACTAGAAAAACCTGACAAGTAAAGAATAGTAGAATCAACAACCTGACTGATGGTACTCATGCGCCCGCCCTACGCAAAGCCGTCAAAGAGTCCGCTGGGCTACTTGTTGCCGGCTGCAAACCAAGGGAGCGCGCGTACGCGTAATCGTTTAACCCTCGACTAGTAATAGAAGTGGTTTCCCCACGAATCGTGGGCATACCGTCACGTAAACATTCACTGTAACTGGCATGATTTTTTTGTTTACATCCACTACGGCACATCTGGTGTCTCCTCAATGTATTCACCGAACCCGGCAGCCACTATCACACTGGCTTGCGTCTCGGTAAGAATGTTCCGGTGACCGCCCAAAAAAAACATGGACGCGGAGTTAAGTACTGACTGCGGGGGATTACGAAGCACAACACCTTCACCGTTAGTTTTAATAATCAAACTTGACTGGGTGGGGGTCTTAAAAAAGCGACCAAAAAAACTGTCCTCAGCGTAAGCAATATAAGTAATAGGCAACATTAGTTCTTTCACGGCAACTCCGAAAGCTAGAAGAAGGGGCAGAAACTTTCGCCTCCACCCCTCCTTGTTTTGCTAGTTAAGCAGCGATAGTGGAGGTGCTTGTGATTTTCCACATTGCTTCAGGACGGTACAAAGACCAGCCTTGAATTGAATGCCAACCCAACGGACGGAACCGCTGAAGCCTGTCCACGACAGGCCCAAGGACCGCGTGTGGCTCAACAGCTGTCGCCTCAGCGAGAGCCTGCTTACCCATAACGAACGTACTGTAAACGTGTGTTGCTGGTACGCCACTAGAAACGTCAACTGGGCATCGTGGGGTTTCCACAACTTCAGATCCACCATACACGCCAACAACCTGTTGCAGAATGGGTGCTTCACCGTTGTACTTGCGAACATCCTCAAACGCATTCGATCCCGTTTGGTTACGTAAATCAAACGCACAGTCAGGGTGCATGTACGTTCCGTACAGCATCCCATCACGCGGCATCACGTTTGCCCCACGCAGTTTAGCAACAACTTTACGAATCGAAAGACCCGTCATTTCAGCAGCAGCCTCTTCAACCTGCGTGGTTGCGTCCAGAACGGAAGCAACAACATCATCGAGACTGTCAGCCATGTTGTACGCCAGAATGTTTGCGATTGCCGGTTGAATATCAGCAAACGCAGTATCAGCACTGTATCGAGTGTTCACAACAGCGTTGCCGTACTCCCGCAAAATAACGCTCACCTGGTTAACGTCATCAATGGCCGCAGCCTCAACGTCGGTCAGTTCAGCTAGGGGAGTGGTTGCTTTAGCCAGGTCGTTATACAGCGAGAAAGTCACTGCATAACCAGGCATTGCTTGTTGTACCGGTTTCTTGTCTGCCAGCGAACGAAACAGTACTTGAGAACGCAAAGCAAACTCAATGTAACGATCGTACGCATTTTGCACTAGCCGGTCGTATGACGCTGAAGATCCAGCGGAATACGAAGACGACGGGGCGGAAGGTGTTTTTAGGGTACCTCCCGAGTTCGTCGCGGATTTGACAATATAGTCAGCCATTTGTTTGCACCCCTTTCAAGGGTGTAGTAGTTAAATGTTTATGCTGAAGGACCAAATTTTGAACCAAAAAGAGCTTCGTTTAATTCCTCAGCGTTTCCAGCCGCCGCAATGCGATTGAGGAGATCACCAGGGTTAACAGCCTCGGCAACGTCACCCAACTTCGCCATGCGCCCAGCCGCTTTAACATCTTCAGTGTCCTGAGCATCTGACCTCACTAGCCCAAACAGTTCACTGTTTTCGTCAAGCCACTCGCGCACCTGCTCCGCGGTTAAAACATCACTGGGAATAAACTTCGCTATTTTGTCGTTCACACCAGAATCCTTCAAAACGTCTTCGATAGTGTTACGCCGACCGGCAGTCTCAATCTCGTCGAGCCGCCCCTGTAATTCTTTAACCTGTCTCTCTTTAGCTTTATAAGCTTTGCGAAGATCCCGTAAAGATGTTGAATCGTCACTCATATCCAGGTCGTCGTCGTACATTACTTCTGACATATTTTCTCCCATTTTTTTTCCCTTGATTGGATGCGTCACCCTCACAACGACTTCGGGGGAAGTGTTGTGGCTGTAACTACCAGGCTTCTACGCGCTAGGGGCTGGTCGGTCCTAGTCGGAGTGGGGGATCTAAGTCGTGAACTTTTGCCGCCTACACGGTGATCCCACTACACAAAACATTTACTCGAAGCTATTTACTACCCTTGGGATACCCTTACAATCAATTTAAGGGCCCTCTGAGTGTCAACCACAGAGATACTGGTGTAAT